CTATAAGTAGTGAAAGCTGGACAAAAATCTGTGGGGAGTAATGGCAAACAAAACGCCTTATTCCCTATGGAGGTTATGTATGTTACGCAAGGACCGGGTGATGATTATTCTCATGGTAAAAGTAAAGCGGTTGATTACACATATAGAACCAATGAAGGTAAAGTAAATCGTGCGCCTTATTATGCTCCTAGTGATTGTCATGTTATTCATATTGGTACTGCTGGGGATGGTGTGGTTTGGGCTTCTGATGCTGAAGTTAATTATCCAGGTGGCACTGGTTATCTAGTGTATATGGTATGGCACGATAATGATGCCCCTAGTTTCCGTATTGGTGAAACTCGTAAACAAGGAGATTTGTTAGGTCATACTGGAACAGCTGGAAATGTAAGTGGTGACCATTTACATATGGAGATATACACAGGGAGTGCTTTTGATAAATCGAAAGCTATTAATAACTGGGAAGGGTTATTTATTAACGATACTCAAATTGTTAATGATTATGGTTTTCCGTGGGTTACAACTGATGATACTACAGGTAATATAAATGGTAGTTGTCCTAAGGGTGATGGAACTTTTCAATTAAATGATAAGGTAAATGCTAAAGTTAGAAGTTTTGAGGATGCTATGAAAAAAGAATGTGAAGCGCAAGGGATTCCCGAAGCCGTTGTTCCATTACTTGCTTTAATGATGGTAGAAAGTGGTGGCGAAGGTGGTGACCCAATGCAAAGTTCTGAGTCTCAAGGTTGGGCGATGAACACGATAAAAGACCCGATGATGAGTATTCATTACGGTGTGAAACATTTTAAGGAAAGTTTAGAAACGTCAAAACAATACAACGTTGATATTTGGACTACTTTTCAACAATATAACTATGGTATTGGTTACGCAAAATATATTGGGGCTAATGGTGGTAAGAATACAATACCGCTTGCGAAAGCTTATAGTCGAGATGTTGTAGCGCCAAGTTTAGGGAATACAAGTGGGATTATGGTTCCTTATGTGAATGAAATATCTATCGCATTAGGTGAAACCATGCGTTATGTAAATGGTGGTAACTTCTTATATGCTTTTATGATTCAATATTATACAACTGGTGATGGCTCTATAAATGCGTGTGGTAATGGTACTACTGAAGGAGATAAAGAGAAAGATATAATTAACGATTATATTAAGCAACTACTTTCTGATCAAGTAAACGGTTGGAAATATTAGGAGGGGTTTACAATGCAAGATGCTATTTTTAATAGTGTGATTCAACAAGGGGCTTTCGCAATGTTATTTGTTTGGATGTTGTTCACTACACAAAAGAAAAATGAAGAACGTGAAAATAACTATCAAACTGTTATTGAAAAGAACCAAAATGTAATTGAAGAACAGGCGAAAGCTTTCACATCTATTTCGAAGGATGTTAACGAAATTAAACAAAAGCTATTTGAAGGAGATGGAGAGTAATGAATTTTATTGATATCTCTAAATGGAATGGTAATATTAATTGGGATATTGCTAAACCTAACATAGATTTTATTATTGCTAGAGTGCAAGATGGTTCGAATTATATTGACCCTAAGTATAAAGAGTATATCCAAGAAATGAAAGATAGAAATATATCGTTTGGTAACTATGCGTTTTGTCGTTTTGTTTCCGAAGAAGATGCACGAATTGAAGCTAGGAATTTCTATAATCGTGGTGATAAATCTGCTACCGTTTGGGTGGCTGATGTTGAAGTGAAAACAATGGATAATATGAAAGCTGGAACACAAGCTTTTATTGATGAGCTTAAAAAACTAGGATGCCAAAAAGTTGGATTGTATGTGGGTCACCATATGTATGAGCCTTTTGGTATGAATCAAGTAAGTTGTGATTTTGTTTGGATTCCTCGTTATGGTGGCAATAAACCTATTTATCCATGTGACATTTGGCAATATACAGAAACTGGATATGTTGAAGGTATTGGTAAATGTGATTTGAATGTTCTTAACGGTGATAAAAGTTTAGATTGGTTTACTGGTGAAGAAGAGAAAGTTCAAGAGCAAAAACAAGAATCGTTTGCATATGATTCTAGTTGGTTTACTAAGCAAGATGGAAAATTTATTGCTAATACCTCTATCAAAGTTAGACGAGAACCAAGTGTAAATAGTGAACATGTAAGAACTTTACAACCAAATGGAGATTTTTCATATGAATCATATGGATATGAAAAAGATGGTTATGTTTGGTTAAAGGGTGTTGATGGTTTATATGTTGCAAGTGGTGAAACTGTAAATGGTGAACGTGTTAGCACATGGGGTAAATTTATCTAACTAGAAAGGATTGGAATTCATGAGTACAGATATTAGTTTATATTATAGTCCTGATAAGATGCTTTCTTATGATAGGATGTTAAATTTTGTCATTGGAGGACGTAGTATAGGTAAAACTTACTCTATGAAATCCTATGCTGTTAGACAGTTTTTGAAACATGGTAAAATGTTTGGGTATATTCGTAGATATAAAGAAGAATTAAAAGGTTTGGAAACTTTCTTTGATGCTATTCAAAAAGATTTCTTGGATGTTGAATTTGAGGTAAAAGGAAGAAAATTTTATATAAATGGTAAATTGGCTGGCATGGCTTTTCAACTAAGTCAATGGCAATCATATAAATCAAAAGAGTATCCGTTAATAGATTTTATGATGTTTGATGAGTTTATAAGAGAGAAAGACAATAGTGGTTATATCCCTAATGAAGTTGAAGGTTTATTAAACTTACTTCACACGGTTTTTAGGGATAGACCGAGAACACGTTGTGTTTGTTTAAGTAATGCTGTTTCTATTATCAATCCGTATTTTATTTACTTCGGATTAACTCCTGACATAGATAAGAGATTTAATGCTTATGAAAGTTTAGTTGTTGAAATACCCCCTTCAAAAGAATTTGCTGATAACTTTAGGGAAAGTCGTTTTGGTAAATTGATAGATGGTACTGGCTATGGAGATATGGCACTTGATAATGAATTTACAGGAGATAATTATACATTTGTTGAGAGAAGAACAAAAGAAAGTAAATATGTTTTCTCAGTTGTGTTTAAAGGATTGATTATAGGAATATGGGTTTGCCCACGAAATGGATTAATGTATATGAGTCAAGATTATGATCCTTCTTCTAAACAGGTTTATGCGATAGTTAAAGAAGATATGGCTGAGGGACGTACATTAATTAGAAACTTTAGAGATAATGGTTTCATGTATAAAATGTCTAGAGCGTTCAAAAAAGGTGAACTACGTTTCGACAATCAAGTTGTTAGAACGACAGGTTATGAGTTATTTAAAAAGATGGGTGTACAATAAAAGACAAAATGTGAGTTAACAAAATATCATCCTCTTCAATGTTTCATGTGAAACAATATAGATAAAAGAAAAAGCCCCTCTTTATGAGGGGTAATTTGATATAATTCTAAGATATTTAACTGTTGCTGATAATCTTTTGTATACTTTAATTGTTTGTGAATCATGTTTTACCACATAAAAATCATTTAATAAATTGTGACTTACTTCAATCTCTTCAGTTCCTAAGAAGAATTTGTGAACATTGCTAATACCAGTAAATTTATTTATGTAACCGTGATAAATTAAACCGTTTTGATCTAAATTTGCTATGAATTTGTTACCGTTTTTGTTTAGTGATTCTTTTGCTTTTTCTAGACAATTATCACATATCATATCTTCCATCCAATCCGCAAAACCGTTCATTTCCTTACATCCTTCACATTCAACCCAAATTACTGACATTGTTTGTTTCCTCCTTCATATTTATTAATGATTTCTTTTGTTACTTTTAAGTATTTTGGAAAGTCATGTGAGTACTTGAAACGAGCTATTTTTAATTCGTTTAGATATTTTTCTTTTAATAATTGATTATCTTTGTTCATTTGTTATTCACCTCCTTTAAAAATATTTCTTTGTTTAGTTGTTTTATTGTTTCTTGTTGTTGAATTATGTAACCGTGTTGTGATTCGCTTTTATTATGAGTATCAATAAGCATTATTGATATTGATAATAATGAACCTGTTAATATTATAACTGTTGTTAATAGTAAAATTATTATTTGAGTTGGTTTCATTTGTTTTGTTTCCCCTTCCAAATGTTATGTAATTCATATAATAACCCTTCAATTTGAACTGTTTGTTCCAATGTTGCTTCACCATCGCGATATTTTCTAGATAGTTCGATAAGCGCTTCTGTTAAAGTTAAAGTATCCATTATTTATTTAGCTCCTCTGCCCATGTTGTTAGTAAATTGTATGTATCTTTCAATTGTT